ATATTATAGTCATGTCGGTACATTTCATAGGTAGTACCAGCAACCCATTTTACCTTCCTAACAAGTCTGCGAACATCCTTGTCAGTCACTTTCTTCATAGCAATTATAGATTCTTTGATAGAATACTCTTCTTCAAATCCATCTAGAGGTGCAGGGGTGTCGGTAGCCCATGTGGCAGTACCGCCTGCCTTTGGTTCTATGGAATTTGGTAATCCCATGAACGCATAGTATTTGTTAACAGTAGATCCGACCCCGACAAAACTTTTTACAAAAGTCTCGGCATTTAAAATTCTAAACTGTTCGGATATTATGGCAGGCATTTTAAAAAAACTAGTCTTTTTGTTTTATTTAGTGGTTAAGTTAATGGTTTCTTTCTGGAGACCACTGGAGCAGTAGATAATCCTGTTAAACCATTGTTTGAATTGACAAAGAAATCTTTAGGATTTCCAGAAGCACGGTTCTGATATCCCAAGAATTTACCCCAACTATATTTACCCCAGAAGGTATCCATATTTGATGTTACGGCAAGACCAACTTGGATTGTATTATTACCATATGACACTGGGCCAGGTAAGAACGCACAAGTTACAGTGGTCAATCCTGATATTGCATCTCCAGCAGTAGCTTGTTCTACCCTAAAGACACCACCAAGATAATCACCAGAAGTTACCATACCAACAGGAACTCTAGAACCACTGGAAGTTGTGATACCTGTTAGGGCATGACCAACAACTAATGAACTATCATATATGGTAAAGTAATCTCCCTTTTGAAGTCCACTAAACTGAACTCCAAGATCGTTAAGTGAAGAATATCCATAACCAAGATTAGTATTATCATTGAATTGGGATTTCAATGTAAATGTTAATTGTGGAAGTCTATCGGCAGTTCCTGGCAACCATGTATTTATTCCTACTATGTCTCCAAAATCGCCTTCTGCATCAACTGATAATACATCTTCCTTCGTAGTTTTGTCACTTTCCACAATTACTGGTGGAGAACTACCAACATCATAACCAAATCCACCATCCGTAATTGTTACAGATGTAATTACTCCAGCAGTAACAGAAGCTGTTGCAGTCGCCCTATTGATGACTGGATCTGCATAGAAGGTAGTAGTTGCAGAACCAACAGCTATAACTCTTCTACTTGCAAAATCACCAAATGGTGTATCTACAAGATCACGGATTTCATTTGAATGTGGCACTGTTCTTTCATTCCAGTTTGCTAAATCAAATGAGTAATACAAACCACCGACTGTACTAATTCCAACATAGATGTTATCAAAGAACTTAATTTTTGCAAAATCAAATGTTGCAGGGTGTTGTGTTCCAGCTGGTAACTGTTGACTCCAAGGTTGCCAGAAGTTCTTGTCAGTTGAAATACCAATAGTTCCACTGTCACCAACAACAATAAATCTATTACCATCATAGATGATATCATTCAAATCATTAACAGTATTACTTACCTTATCTGACCATGCTTTTCCATCATTTGATGCAATAATAACACCACCATTACCAACAGCAATAAATTCTGACTGACCATAACAAATTGCATTTAGAGTTTGTAGTGTTCCTGAGAATTGACTAAATGCACTATTAGTTGTAAGACCAACAGAAGTGAATATAGATCCAGCAGCACCAACTGCAACCCATGTATTTCTAGTTCCCTCCCAAATCACATCTTGGAAATTACCTTGATATGTACTTGGTAGTGTAAGTGTTTGATTGATAGCTGGTATTTGTCTTTGTTCTAATAAATCTATTGCAGTCCATGTAGACATACTGTTGCCTATTGAAACTGCTCTTGCCATTGAACCATAATCACCTACAGCCATTGCATAAACAGTAGATGTTCCACTATTACCTACACCTACACCATTGAAGGTTACAGTTCCACCAAATCCAATTCTACCCCTTTCCCAGAATGTTCCACTCTTAGTGTTCATGTAGAAACTACTGGAACCAACTGCAACAATAGGTTCTTCCTTTGTCAATGCTTTAAATTCTACAGAAGATGTGATACCTGTAATAGGATCAAACTCCCAAGCAGATATTGGATCTTTACGTTTAATTAATGCACTTGAAATTGCAACATTTGGAGATGAAATATTAAGATATCCCTTTCCACCATCTGCAATCGTCAGAGATGATATACTGGATGAAGTAGAAACAATAGATGTAATTATGCCTGGTAAAACTTCAGTATCGTCAAATATCTGAATATTTCTTTCTGACTGCACTAATTTATCAATATCAGTAAATACAGGGAACGCATTACTTACATATATTGTTTCATCAGTCTGAGAAACATTTTTTATCAATCTAGTTGTAGGTAAAATACGACTCGTCAAATCAGGTCTAGCCTTAGATATTAAGACACCAGATAAAATTTTATCATGTCTCTGTTTCTCTAGAGTTAAAGGTCTATCTGCATCTTGAGCAGTAACAATACCAATACTATCGTAAGTAAATGTTTCTAAGATATCGGATGCGATTATTCGTTTTGCAGTTCTTTCAAACTGATCTACGTCACCAACTGTGAATCTATTTTCTTTTATTTCAACTTGATCGCCAGGTTTCAATGTTGTTGATGGTTCAATTGTCTCCACATCTCTCTTAGATCCTCTAAAGTAGAATACAGAACACTTAGAGTTTTCTTTTGGTGCTTCAGAGAAGATGACTCTACTACCCTTGAATATGTAAGAAGATTGAGGAGTCTGTAGAATATCATTGATGTAGATAAAGATATTATTGGTAATATCCATATCACTACCAGGCGGTGTCTTAAGACTCAATATTTCAGTATTTCCACTAGTTGTTACTGACAATGTAAACTTCTTACGAACTCCATTAAAGAATGGAGCAATATCATCGAATAATATAAACTGGCCAGGATAGAATCCAGAGAATGTATCACTCTCTAGTTCTTCAACTACCAATTGGAACTCAGTGTGTACACCCACTCTAGGATCAGTAGCAATACCACTGACAGTTAATCTGTCATCTACTTTATAAGCAGTTCCTTCTTCAAGAACACTAAATTCTGAAATATTTCCATCAACATTGACACGAAAATCTACTTTTGAATTTGTACCAACACCAGTTGAACCTGAGATGTACTCTAAATCTCTGTTGAAATATGGATCTGGTTCAGTAACATCAACAACAATAGGTTTACTTACTTGACCACCTCTCTTATATAAAGAAGTTTCAGTTGTTAATCCAGCGTCAACACGGAATTTTGCAGCATCTAATTTTTCAATTACATCAAATCCAGAGAATCCCTTCTCTATAGAAGATGCAATCCTCTTACCTTGTTGTGAAAGACCAGCCCTAGCATAGTTGTGATCCACTGTTGAAATACCAACATTGACAACATAAGTTTTACTATCAATAATTTTATCTACGAATGTACCACCAGCAGCAAAGTCAGTTCCACTAGGAGAGTTATTATTAAGTCTAGGTGCAAGTATTACTCCTTGAATCTTACCACCATAATTATAGAAACTAGGTGTAGTGGATGGGCCCACTTGTGTTTCAATAGTAGTATTATTGATGACTCTAGTAATTAGTGAACCATTGTAGTATGGATCTCCACCTTTAGGATAGAATTGTTTTGTGGTATAGTTATCTTGTGAACAAGAGAATAAAATACCCTCAGTCTTCAACTTAACATTTCTACCAACACCAGCTGCAGTTGTAATTCCATGAACTGTTGGTAGGAAGGCAGTCATGATACCAATAGACTCATGATAATCTGCATGGTTTATATTGTATTCTACTCTTGTAGAAACACCAACATTTAGAGTTACATTATTAGATGTTACAGCAGTAGGATATAGAGCAGTATCATGAGCTGGATCAGTTGTTCTTGGGTATGCATGTTCTGTTGCATATTGATCCATAGAACATGAATATATCAAACTATTCGTTGCTAGACCAACACTAGTTGTAGTTGATAATCCATGTGATGTGTCAGTGGTTACTGTTGCTAATCCACTGTTTGCATCGTATGTAGCATTAATTACGTTGAACTTAACTCTGGATGTAATACCCACATTAATTGTAAACGTATCTGTAGTAGAAGTAACAACACCAACTTCTATATTGTGTATTGGGTCAGTAGTTCTTGGATATGTGTGATCTGTTGCATAATTATCCTGTGAACATCTCCATGTATAAGAATCTGTGGCAAGACCAAGAGTATCTCTAGCAATAAGTAATGCATCCAGTTCTGCATTTTCAAATGTATGGATATAGTCACCACCACTAATGACTGAGTTAGCAGAAGCAGAAACAAAAATGTGTTCTGTCTGATTAGATGATTTGCCTACATCCAGTGTAATAGTAGTATCTGTTGTAGAAGTAATCTTAACAGCAGTATTATAAGCAGGATCTGGGCCAGATATGCCACTTGCCCTTGGGTAGAAGTGATTTGTCGCATGATTGTCTAAAGCACAAGTGAATTTGAATGCTCTTGTCTTGAGTTTTACTGATGTTCCTTTTTGTAATGAGTGTGATCCAATATCTATAGTCATCAGACCAGTAAACGGATCAAAAGATCCACTTGTAGGACTGTGATAAACAAGAGGAGATGTTCCTACATTTACACTAAAATTGTTTAAATCTATGGTTGTTACAGATAACCAATTTTGATCTGCTGGATCTTTTCTTCTTGGATAACTCTTGATAGTTTTTCTTTGATCCATCTGGCATCTAAACCTGATAGAATCTCTCTTAAACTGAACTCTATTACCAGTTGTTAGACCATGTTCTTGATTTGTGGTAACAGTCATAATACCACTACCAGCATCATAAGTTGCAAACTGGATTGTTTTATCACTGATCGCACCATTGAAACCATGAACATTAGAGAACACAGTCATAATACCAGTGCTTGCAGTATAGGCAGCAGTGGCAATATTGTAATTGACTATTGTAGATACACCTACATTAATAGTCAGTGTGGTTGCTGATGTAGATCCAATACCAACAGATACATTACCACCTATAGGATCATCGGGTCTTGGGTATGCATGTATGGTTGCATGATTATCTCTAGCACAAGTAAAGTTAATAGATGCAGTATTAATACCAACAGTGTCTCTCGCCTTTTTTAAACCACCAGTGGTTGCACT